CATGGTTGGTGGTGATAGTTCTGCTCCACAAACAGCAGCAACATTTAGAGTTTCTACTACAAATAATGGAAGAGTTGGTATTAATACAACTCTAGCAAATATGAACAGTGCATTGACTGTTACTGGAACTTCTGAATTTACTGCTAGTGCTATATTCCAAGACGATATATCAGTCAATGGTGGTGGTGCAGGTAGTGCTAATAGTGCTGATATTAATACAACTATTACTAATGGTACAGCAACACTGTTCAATAACAATACATTTGTCGGTCTAACAACTGGAACCAGACCAACTCAAGGTCTATTGATTGGTGGATCTGCAAGAAACATTGAAATTGGTAATGTAACAACTGGATCACAAAATATCAAGATTGGTAATGCAAGTGGTGATAGTGAGATTACTATTGGTGATTCCATTGACGGACCTAATACTAATAGATCTAAGATAACTCTTGGTGGTGCATACGCAAGCACTGAATCTGACTCCTTCGTACAAATTGATACTAAGGCACTTAAGGTTGCTGGAGATTTCCAGTTAGGTACTAGAAGAGGTTTGGCAGATTTAGTTAAGTTAGAATCTACTGCTGGAACTGTTGAATTTTTCTCTGGTAATAGTGCAACTTCTACAATTAGATTTGGTGAAAATTCTTCTGAAATAACAATTGCAGGTCAAGGTGGTACTACCACAGTCAGAAATAACCTCCTTGTTGATGGATATTTAAGAGGTAACTCTGATATTACTTTATGTGGTGGTTATGCTTCTTATTCATTCAAAGCACTAAGAGCACAGGCAGGTACTATTATTGAACCTCATTCTTCTGGTGTTCTCAGTAATAATACATTCAATAAAAATGTAGATATTATTGATGTTCTTCGTAGCACTGCTGCAACAGGTGAGTTTAACCAAGTTGATACAGCTGGTGCTGGTAAATGGGGTGGTAACGCATCAAATGTAGGACAAGTAAACTTCCAAGCTACTCCTGTTGGTCAAAGTGTTGCTACATTCCCAGATTTAACAGGTACTGATAAGTATTACTTACCAATAAAGAAAACTCCTTATGCTGCGGATGGTTCTCAATATTATACTGAGAATGATATCCTACTTATTGATACAGCAGAAGGTTATGATACTCGTGCTGTTCTTGACATGGGTGTTAGTTCTAACTTATTAGCAACCAGTGGTGGTGTAGGACTTGCAAGTACATCTTCAAATCATACTGGTGCAGGTACTGGTAATAGTGGTGGATTTAACAATAGTGGTCTTGATTACACTTGGTTCTCTACTGAAGTGGATGGATCCTCTAATGATGGGCGTTACGTTATCTTACCTAAGATAGACGCATCAGCAGCTGGTAACAATGGTGTTCCATTAGAAAGAATTGAAATTGAATCTTTTGTTGGTAATGATAATAATGGTGGTGAATATCCTGATGTTGCTGGACAAAGTGATGTAACTTCAGAATCCCTATGGCTTCAATATTCTACGGATGCTGATCCTACACTAGGCAGTGCAACATGGACTAGCATTGGCGAGATTATTCCTATTCAGGGCAATCCGAACAATGTTCCTGCTGGTAAGTCCACCTATGGTATAGACATACCGAGTGGTGCTCAAGTTTCTAGTGTAGCGTTTAGATTATACCAACCAACTAATACTGGTGTAGATAACTATGGTATTACAAAGGTTCTTTACAGAGCTCTTCTTGGAGGAGCTCCTGAATTTGTCAGAGTAACTCGTTTACCACAAATTAATACTACACCATACTATGTTGAAGTTCAAAGACAACCATTTGGAACATTTAGTTCTATTAACTATCAACATCCTGATACAACTGCTATCTATAAGTGTAATGTTCAGTTTGATGCCACATGGTTAACTCAAGATGTTGATGGTACAGTAGCTAACTCTCTTGATACAGATGACATATATCTCGCACAGTTTGGTGGTAGTTTAGATGTAAATGATTATGTGATATTATCACGTAGAGATTTAAGTGATCCAGCTGATAACATCTTTGATGATGGTGAAATTTTAAAATTAACATCTACATTATCACAGGTTGCTAAAAAATTCTCAGTTAAAAATGGTTGTGATACCGCCAATGAAAAAACAGTCTTTGAAGTTGACTCAGTAACTGGTGCTGTAACTGTCAATGGTGACCAGACATATACTGGAGCACTCACCATTAATGGTACTTGTGCAACACCATATACCAATGCAGCTGGCAATAAGAAGTTAACTATAACAAATGGTAGTGGTATTACAACCTTTGAGGTTGATACTTGTACAGGTGATACACAGATTGGTAACTCACATGGTACAGTCTTCATGGTATCTGAAGCATTTGGAACTGCACCCGCTGCATATACTAAGAATCAAGATGCTGTTCATATTTACAGACATGATCCTGAATCTGTTCAAGCAGATGGACCTATAACAACTGTTGCTTCCAATGTAGGAATTGCTGATAGTCAGATAACCGTTGCATCTAATTATCTCAAATTTGTTACTGGAGATCTTATCGCTATCTTTGATGGTACAAATGCAATTGAAATAGCACAAATTACATCTACTTCAAGTTTAATTGGTGGTACTATTCAACGATTAAATTTTCTTACAAATAGTAACTATCCTAACGGTGGTCGTGGATCAACTGCTAATAAGATAGAAGGTACAGTTGCACAAGCATGGAATATAGGTGCTGAAATTGTTAAGATTAAAAAGTATGCATCAACAACGACATTGATGCAAGATATACCTGCAACACGTGCAGCAAGGGCAGCAGCAATGCAAGCAAGAACACCTAACACATATGATCGTAGACTTGAGATTCAATTGACAAATGCAGATCTAATTCAACCAAAATTAGATTATGTACAATATGTAAGAATCGGAGAAGAATTCTTCTTACCTGATAGTGTTCATGGTGGAGCAGGTTGGAGTGCTACAGCTGGTCTTGATGCAGAGTTTGCGGTCAAGTTACCTAAACAATATAGAAATCCAAATACTGTCGGCACACCAATAATTAATCTATTTGGTGGTGGAGCTATTAGAAGCAATGGTGATTTTGAATTAACCAGTGGTAATTTCAGAATGTATGGTTCTGATGGTATTACACCAGTGCTCTTTATTGCTAATGATGATGGTCACCTAGGTGATGGATCTACTAAAGATGCAGTAACAAATACAAATGGTATGCAACTTTATGGTTCTAGTACTATTCATGGTGATCTCTCTGTTAAATATAAAGACTGTCAAGCATTTGGAGAATGTCCTAGTGTTGAGTCATTTAAAGTTGAATCATTTACTGGTGACACATATATTGGTCAGAAATTCTATCAAAAAGGAAAAATTTCCGCCACAGAAATTGCTTCTGAAGCGATCTTCCACATTGATAACCTTGGTGCTTCTGCAGCTGCAAATCCAAAAGACTTTAGAATTTATCAGAACAATGCTATTGACTCATTTGGTATTGAAAAATACTGGACAGGAAATGGTGGTAGAAGACATACATATGTTGCATATGACCCTGCTACAGGTATTGGACAGCAACAAGCTAATCCATTACAGGTTAACAACAACTATCTAATCAATGCATCTTCTGGTGCAAATATGGTTCTATATTTACCTGAAAATGCACAAACAGGTGATATGATTAGATTTGTTGAACTAAGTGGTAACCTAACATATAACACAAGTTTAATTCTTAGAGCACTTAAAGTTGCTAATGTTGCAACTGCAATTCAAGGTGACACAATTGGAACTAAGATTGGTGCAGGAGCTAATGTTACAAATACAACTACATGGGACTCTGGAGAGTTAATTATTCAGACACGCAATGCATCATTCGGTTTAATTTACGCTGGTAGTGTTGACATTGAAGGTTCTTCAAACGCACAAACAATTCCACCTTCACTAAGAGGATGGTGGTTAACGGAGTTATAAATGGCATCATATTACGATTCCCTTAAAAGTATGAAAACTGCCAAGATAGGTACAATTCTACCTTGGGCGGGAGATGGTGGAAATGGATTTCTTCCATCTAATATACCCAAAGGTTACTTAGTTTGTGATGGTAGCACAAAAGATGCTAGTGACTATCCATTGTTAGCATCTATGATAGGTGATACTTATGGTGGTGATATGACACAAAGTAATGGAAATCATTACACATTTCCATATGTTGATCCTAGCAACGGATCTAATACTGCAACATTTAGATTGCCTAATTTATCAAGTAGATTACCTCTTGATTTAGAACCAGCTAATTTATATGATATTAAATATCAACAGGGACAAAATAATGTTTTTAATGAGGTCATTGACAATCAAGGAACTAAGATAAAAGATTTAGTTGTTGGGTTAGGTGAAACATATGCTATTAAAACATCATGGTCTGCTGACGCTGATATTGATTTTACTTTAAATCTTAGTGGTAATTTATATTTTAAATATACTAATTTTACTCTCACTAATCCTGATTTCCTAGAGTCAGTATATACATTAAATCGTAAGTTGGGAATTAATCATACACCATCACACGGTCATGGTGAACCTATACCTTCAGTTCAGGCAAACCAGAAAGGACCTATGGTATTCCAGACTGATTCTGGTGTTGATATGACAGGAAGTATTGCATTTACTAATACATGTGGTGGAACTTACGGACCTTTTAACTGTTCATTTGCAGAAGCTGAACCACATAGTTGGCAAAATGGTTCAACTCCTATATCTTATTATGGAGATGCTACTTATGAACATACCTTACCAATGACTTCATCACATTTTGAATTTGTGACTGATACCACAAATGTAGGTTCAAATTATTGGAGTCAAGTTCCAGCTGGTGCAAGTAATTGGAGAGGAGTAAATAGAGGTTCAGGACCTAAAACAGAATCATATAAACAAACCATACCTCCACAAGGAAAGACTGCTCAAATAGTTGACACCGAACCTGTATCTACTCATGCTGTACCTGCTCAAACAGGTATGTTTCCTAGACCACTAGAAGACTTAAATAGAGCAAATTTTTATGGTTACACTCCTGATGGTGGTACAACACCTACTAGATCTGATGGATTGAAAGACTCTCCAGAACAAAGACCTTCTTTTGTAGTTAGTAATGTCACAATAACAGAAGGATCACTTAAAGTAACTTTACCAGATGGTGTTGATATTAGTCAACAGTATGGTACTGGCTCTGATGCTTGGTATCAATGGGATAGAATTCGTCCATTAATGTATGTTACAGTAGCAGATAATAATAATAAGTATAGGTGGATGGCTGAAGGAACTTATATTCAGTCAATGCAATGGATTCCAGATACAAGTAATTCAGCTGCTAGTGGTAATTATGAATTAACATTGAATCAACAGGTTGGTTCAGGTGATGTTGAGGAAGTGCCTGGTTGGGGAACAGCAGTAACAACACTTAAATTTAGAGATGGAACTTATCCTACCACGTTAAATACACAATCAATTGCTAAAGATCCTTTAGAACAAGCATTTTCATCTCATAATCATAGTAGTTTTGAAATAGGACAGACTATAGGAACTATGGTAGGACCTCCATCTCACACAGCAGTCAACGCTGATGGATCTGCTCTGACAGCACAGAGTATTGACAATGCATTAAATATAGCAGTAGATACTACTCAACCTTCGTTAACAATGACATTCATTATCAAGGCATACTAATGGCAGTACTTTATCAAAAAGAAAGAGCAAAATATGGACATATAACTGGTCAGGTTATTGCTTGGCCAGTTCCGTATGATGGAACTCCCGATACAGCGAGTAATATAGCATCTTTACCTGCTGGTTATTTAAAATGCGATGGATCAAAATATCTTGCAGAAGATTATCCGAGACTCGCTGCTATTTTAGGAACTGGTACTAATACTGCGTTCATGAAAAAAAATTTAGATGGCACTGATTTTGAAACTATTAATGACAATCAATTTATGGTTCCTGATTTAGGTTCTAAGTATCCTGAACCTACAACAGGTGCTAATGCTGGTGTTTACAATAATGTGAGAAAAATTGATGATAGTACTAATACAGAAAAAAGTAGGTCTGGTATTGGAATAGATGCAGAAGCTGCTATTGGAACTAATAATGTTACCATATCTTACAGTGGAACTATAAATGTTCCATCACAAGAAGTTGGTATTAAGGGTAAACCAGGTTGGACATATGCAGGTGCTACTCATTATACAGAAGTTGAGTCTGTAGAGGAAAACCAGATACATCCACATTTGCATTTTAGTTCAACATCTAGATCAAGATTGAGAGCACAACCAACTATATTAGAAATAGATAATGATCATCCAAAATCAACAGGTCAAACTGGATTAAAAAATGGATCTACTATTGCTATTCAAGAATGGATGGATGCAACAAGAGCACAGAATAGTGCTGCCAATCCACCTGGTAGTGGACAAGAACCATGTAAATTATTACAGGCATGGAACCCAAACTCAGGTACTAGTGATTCTGGTAGTCCACTTAGAGGTAGTGGATTAGGTAACCAAACAATTTATTGGGGTGGTTGTATTGCAGACGAAGCAACAGGACCTTATCGTATTGGATCTGGATCTGGATTTGAATTTGGTTGTTTAAATAATGCACAATTTCAAGTAGATAGAGGAACTATCGCAGGTTCACCTGATGAGAGTAACACTACTCAGTTTATTAGTAAACAAAAAGTAGTTTTACTTCCTTGTATTACAACTGGTTCAGGTGGTATTAATTCTATTATGACAGTGCCACCAACATATATTACTGGTGCAGCTGGAATGCCAACAGATTTTACTGGAAGTTCCTTAGCAGATGTTGTTCCTCTTCAATCAAATGAAAGTTCTATTTCTGCTGTAACCGTTCCTGATGTTGAAAACGCTGCAACAGATACTGCTGATATTGCAATACCAGCTGGCACTTTACCAACTGCTCACAGTCATAGAGTTAGACTGGAAAAAGGTGATCATACATATAGAGTAAAGACCGATGCTATTACTATTGATCCTGAAAATTTATCAACAACATTTGATATTGGAGTAGATCAATCTATATCAATTGATTCAGCAGTTCAACCATTTATTGTAATGGAGTATTTAATTAAGATATAATCATGGTACAAAGTTATAGAAATACTAGAAGAGGATTTTATACTGATTGTTATCAGGATACCACACCTATTGGTTCCATAGTACCAAACTTAAAGTCTGGTGCAAATAGTTATGATCATTTTTTTGTTAATAAAGCGACTAATCTTCATAAGTTAGAGGATTTTAATGGCAATGCATATTCTGGTGGTGATGATCCTGCATATACTCATGATGGGTACTTATATTGTGATGGTACTGAATATAATATTGGAGATTATCCTGCATTGTTTGAAGTGCTTGGTACTCATTATGGAGGAAGAGCGAGTGGTGGTATTGATGTAGTTAATGGTGGATCAGGATATGCAACATCTGATGTTGTAGCAATTGATGCACCAAATTTAACTAATGGTGTACAAGCAACCGCTATAGTCTTAGAAGTTGATAGTAGTGGTGCTATTTTAGCCATAGGTGTTACAAATGCAGGATCAGGATATACAACTGTTCCAAATGTTTCAATGGCATCTGGTGGATCTGGTGCAATATTAATTGCTAGAATAAGTGGTGGTGGAGCTGCTGGAAGTTCACTTCAAAATATAACTAAAGCTAATGTGATGGAATTTTGGGGAGATCCATATTTAGGCACATTTAAAGTTCCTGATACTGTTACTAAAAAAATTGTTGGTAATGGTCCTGTATTTGGACAGAATTCACCTACTATTGGTAACATATCAATGACAGTTGGTGCTACTGGTGGTGCTTGGTATCTTGATCAAAATCAACAAGATAATTATTTTTCATTAGGTAAAATTACAACAACAGGATATGATAATGTTGTTGAGACAGTTGGTTGCACTATTGTAGGAAGCCAGAAGGTTACAGTAACAATGGAAAAAAAGAAGTTACCTTCTATTTTTCAACATAGTCATACAGTATTACATAGTATTCCTGGTGTTCAACAATGGTCAGGTAAAAGTCATGGTGATAGATATCTTCAAGGATATCAATCTAAAAATGGTAGAGTTCAAAAATGGACTCCAAGTGGAGGTGTAGTTTTACAACACTCTCATGCATTATTAAGAAATCCAATAACAAATAATACCATAGCCACATATGATTTTATGGATTATAAAGGTGGTGATGAAAATGTTGGTGCTTTAAAAGATATACCTGATATATCAAATGCTACTGGTTCTGAATTTAAACCACAACCAGGTTTTACTTCTGAAATACCATATGATGATCAATACTATCTTGCATCTGGTGCTTCAAATTCAGGATCATTTGAGTTTCAAACCTCTATTGGAAACCCTACTTTGTTAGCATTTACTTCTTCCTCTGAAATTGGTGGAAGAGAAGTAGTTACTGGTGGTACACCAATATATGATTTTAGTCAGGAGTTTGAGTTTACAACGCCAGGTAATTATAGTATAGCACTTTCTAGTATCGTTGGATCTCCTGATAAATTGATATACACTCTCGTTGGTGGTGGAGGGTCAGGTGCAGTAGGTAACATAGTAGGTATTAATGGTCAAGACTCCACTATAACAGCAGGAGGTGCATTAGTTCTTGTTGCAGGTGGTGGAAAAAGAGGGGAAGCATGTTCTGGAACAACAGGTGGAATTGGTGGTTTAGGTGGACAAGCATCTGAAACAGGTACACTTTCTAATCTTACAATAGCATCAAACGGACTTGGTGGATCACAGGGAGCAGGTTCTGAGTTTCCTGAAGTTGGTAATCCAACAAATCCTGGTGGAGGAGGTGCTGGTGGTCCTTCAATTGGTAATACTGGAACTGGTGGAGGATCACCTGGAGATAGAATGTTATTAGGTGGACTGAGTGGTACATATACTCAAACAAGAACGACTGATGGTACATTTACTGGATTGCCTACTGGTGGATTGACATTAGTTCAATTTGAACTTAGAGGTGGTATGGGTGGTGATGGAGTAAGCAAAGGATCTTCAACCACAGAGAATAATAAAGGTGGTTATGGTGGTCAGGTAAATCTTGAACTTGATGCAGGTGAAATTGGTGATTTCCTTGGTGCTCCTAGTCCTGGTTGGAATGTTGTTATTGGTAGCGGTGCATCTGGTAGAAATGGTGGAACTAATTCTCTTAATGCTAATGGTGGATATGGTGGAGAGGGAGCGAGTGGTAGACATGGTGGCGGTGGTGGAGCTGTTACTGTCTTAAAACGAGGTACACAAATCGTTGCTGGAGCAGGTGGCGGTGGTGGCGGTGGTGCTGATGGTGGAGAAGGAGATCCTAATACTGGTGCACCAGGTCAGGCAGGTGGTGCATATCCTGGCGGTGCAGGTTTATATACTGGTCTTCAAGGATCTTCATCTGGAACAATAAGTTCTGGTTCTGGTGGAACAGGCGGTAAATATGGTTGTGTCGGTGGTGGCGGTGGAGCTGGTGGAGGAGGTGTCTCTTCTGGTGGAACTATCGGTGGTGGTACTGGTTATGGTGGTGGTGGAGCACCTGGTGGTCCTGGTGGAACTCCTGGTGGTTGGGGTGGTCACCAAGGTGGTATTGGTGGACAACAGGGTATTTCTGAATATAAAACTAATTATTTCTCATCTGGTAACTTATCAGAACATACTGACACCAATGGGTCAGCAAAATTAACTATTGAGTACAATGCTAACAAATGGACTGCAGCTGGTGGTGGAGGTGGTTCAGGAGCACAATGGGATGGAAATGTTGATTGGACTAGCATAGGAAATCCAGCAACAATTAATATTACTGTAGGTGCTGGTGGTAGTGGTGTAAGTGCTAGTGGAAACAACTCAGGATCAACGATCAATGGTACAGATGGATATGCAAAAATTGGAGTTGGAACAATAACTGGATATACTGGAGGTGTAACTGGAATAACTACAGGTGATGTAGTTGAATCTGGATCTCAAACTGCAACAATATGGGATATTAGCATAAAATCTGATGGTACAGGCACAGGGACTGGTGGTAATTTTAGACTACCTAACACACAAGTACCAACAGTGCTATTTCGTGGTGGTGGTAAGTCTAATGATGGTACAACCTCATCTAATGGATATAATCAAAACAATACTGGTCACGCAGCAGCAACAGCAACAGTTACATCTGGTGTAGTTACAAGTGTTACTCTTAGCACTGCTGCTGGTACAAACACAGGTTATACAGAACAACCATATATTTACCTATTACATGGTGCAGGTGCTGGATCTTATATTACATCCACTTTTTCTAATGTATCAGTGACTACATTAACATTATCTGGTAGTCCATCTGCATACACAAACTTCTTATTGTTTGGTGGTGCAGGTACATCCACTAACAGAGATAGATTTGCAGTATTAAAAGCACAAGATACTAGTGCTGTAAATTATGTTGGAATCAAAGCATGTAGAGGTAATGGTGTCAATGGTGGGGATGTGCCAGAGGAGGGACTGAGAGTAGAATATCAATTGGCAGGTTCAGCAAACTGGATTTATATTGACACAATTATCAGTCCATCAGCAACAAGAACTGATCCTCTTACTGGTATGATCGTTCCTGCATGTGGAACAGGTCAAGCACATGATGGTACATCAGGTAATACTTTATGGTATACATATGCTGTAGCATTACCAGCAGCAGCGAAAGCACCTGGTACAAAAATAAGATATTATCAGCAAAGATCAGAACAAGGTGGTCAAGATCATTCTCTTGGTGGTGAATTTGATCACTATGGTATATGTGAGTTTTATTACTTTAGAGAAAAAACAACAACATTGGTGTTCGTTCCTTCAGCTGGTGCTATCAAAAGAAATACTGTTGATTTCTTAGATTATAATGTAGAGGGAGAACAAGGACCTGGTATTACATATAGTTCTGGTCTAGGTTGTAGTGATGCCACTTTGACGTTAAAATCAACAACTAAAGTAGAACCACAGGCAACCATAGATCCTGATTATTCTGTTCCTCTGCTTACACCTTACGTTACATGTAAGTACTTAATCAAAGCATTCTAAATACTATTGGAGATATACTAGGAAAATGGCAAGCGAACCAGTGTTACAAGTTGAATTAAATGTCATTGGACAGGAAATATCATATAATGGTATACCTAAACCAATACCACAAACATATTGGACTGACACGTTAGTTCCTTTAATGTATCCTACATGGGACACTGATAAGGATAAACTAATTGCATTCTATTATTACACTAATGGCACATACACTGCTAAACGTAGAAAGTATGTCATGAACTTTAAGACTAATACTAACGAATGGAAAGACTATGAGATGGAACAGGTGGCCACCTCTGTTGCTGACACATTCAAAGACAAGTTAGTTGAAGGATGGTATGCTATTGATGCCATTGAAAATACAGAGTTCCAGAATGAACTTGGTGCGATGTATGCTAAAGCAAATGCTGTTTCTCCATTATCAGTAAGACTTGCAAGAGATTTCTTACTAAATGAGACTGATTGGGTATATGTGGAAGATTCTCCTGTTGATGCTGACACAAAAGCATTGTATACAACATATAGACAGAAATTAAGAGACATACCTACAACAACAGAATTCTCTACTAATGTTGAGGGTACTAAGTTTCCTGTTTCACCTGATTTCTATAATAAAATATATAAGGGTGAAAATCCAAGTAATGCTTATCTAGCAACAGATGATCAGTTTTTACCATTAGCTTCTCATTATCTTAAGAGATATAAAGATAGGATAGCACATTACTTACTTACTAAGTCATGGACTGAAAGAGCATATTTTGATACTTTCGTTACTGAATATAATAATACTAAAAAATCACTTGAAGAAACAGAAGCACTTAAAAAGTTCACCTATACTTTAGATGAAAAGAAAGCATTTTTAGATAAATTACTCACAGAGTGTCAAAATGAAATTGATAATATGGGGTCATCATGATTATAGAAGGTAATGAACTATCAGTATTTGATCTTGTCGCATCATATGCACAAAGATATCAAAAAACACTATTACATTTTAATCTAAACAAATATAATAGTCTAGATGCAACTAAGAAAGCAACTGTTATAACATACTATACATCTTTTGTTGATGATTATGTAATGGATATAATTAAACAAGGTGGAATATTCAATACTATTTCATTTGATGAAGAAACATCTGCTGGTGTTAACGCTGGTGCATGGTTTCCATTAGAATCAGAGTGCCCTGATGCTGATCATTACATTCATGCATATGTTGTAGATGCTTATGGTGATATCATATGGGAGAATAAACCAACTGGTAAATCATAATTTATGAAAAATCCTATAAAATGGGAACGTGGTGAAAATGTAGTCAAATTATTTCCAACTCTTGTAGTTGATGATTTTCTTAACGATCCTGATTATGTTTATAATTTAGCGAGGGAAGCAGAATATAGAAATCCAGGTCGTACAAATCATCCTGGTGTAGCATCTAAATTAAAAATACATCAAATAGACAGAAAACTATTTGATACTATTGTTTCAAAGATCTTAGGATATTATTGGGATTTGAAGAGACCTGTCAACTATGAGATTGACATGGAGTTCCAAAGAATAGAATCTAAGGACAAGGGTATTCTTAACAAAGGCATAATACATGTTGATTCTCAACATTCAATATGTGCAGGTCTCATATATCTAAATCGTGATGCACCAAGAGATACAGGAACATCATTCTATAAATTAAAAGATAGTAGTTATAAGATAAGTCCCAGAACTCTTTTAGAACCCATAGCAAAATATCATGCAGGTGAAGATGTAGATGGTATTGAGAAAATATGTCAGGATCATTATGATAAGTATGAAGAGACGATGAGAGTGCAGAATCAATATAATCGTTTAGTCTTCTATTCTGGTGACCAATGGCATACTTGTACATCATACGCTGATCAACCAAGATATACTCTACGGTTTTTTGTAACCAAAATCATATCAGAACATCAGAACTTTCCTCTATTGAGATAGACACTATAACAAACTGTCACATACCCCCTTCACAGGGGGTATTTTAATGCTATAATAATAGTATAACAAACAAATTACATCATGATCAAAGTTGGAACTAACGTCAAGTCAAAAATACATGATGATCTTACTGGTCATGTTGTAGTATGCGAACCAATC